CGGAGGTGAGCAATGCCGGCGCTCAACTTCGACATCATCGCCCGCGACAAGGCGAGCAAGGTTTTCGACCAGATCGGTTCCAAGTCGGCCAAGACTGAGCAGAACCTGACCAAACTCGGCTCGGGCTCGAGCGCGATATTCGGCAAGATCACTGGCGCTGTCGCCGGAGTTGTGACGGGCTGGCAAGCCTGGGACAAGGTGATGGTCGGCGGATTCAGCCGACTCTCCAACCTGGACGACGCCCGTAAACGGCTCGATCAGATGGGCCTGTCGACAGCGCAGGCCGAGGGTCTGATGGCGGACCTGACCGAAACGGTCACCGGCACGGCGTTCTCTCTGGATGAGGGTGCGTCCACGATGGCCCAGTTCGTGGCGGCCGGCGTCGATCTCGACGAGGTCAACCAACGACTCGGAATGACCGCGGACACCGCCGCGTTCGCGATCGCGCCGCTAGGTGAGATCGGGGACATCTTCGGCAAGATCCAGAGCGAAGGCCGACTCACCGGCGAGACGTTGAACCAACTGCAAACTCGCGGCGTGCCCGCGCTCGAGCTGTTGGCCGATGCTGCCGGTGTGACAGCCGCGCAGATGCGGGAGATGATCTCCGACGGGACCGTGGACGCCGAGAATTTCTTCGATCTGTGGGAGCAGGGTTCTAAGGGCTTCGGCGAGAACAACATCAAGATCGAGGGCGCCGCCCAGAGCATGGGCGACACGATCCGCGGGTCGCTGGCTAATGCTGAGACGGCGCTAGCGAGGCTCGGCGCTGAGATTCTTGATGACTTCGTACCCGCCATCAAGGAGGGCGCCGACGCGTTCAAGGATTTCGCCAACGTCGCGATTGATGCCTTGGACGAGGTCGACCAGTTCGCCGAGTCAACCGGGCTTGCGGCCGCCACCGAGAAGATCAAAGAGTTCAACGTCACCGGTGCCGAGTTCTTCGAGATGCTCGGCGAATCGGCTGAGAAGTCCAACGATGCGATCGCGACCTTCTTCAGGGAAGCGTTCGGCGTCGAGAACGTCTCGTTGATGACGGTGATGGCGGAGCAGTCGGAGGTGACGGGCAAGACGTTCTCCTCCGCGATGGACGGCGCCAAGTCGTCCGCCGAGGGAATGGCGGACGCTCTCGGTGAACAAGCCTCCCAGGCGCAGATAGCGAACGAGACGCTCGGCGCGTATCTGGACACCTTGCAGCGAGCGACTGACCCGGTGTTCGCGCTGAGTGCCGCGATCGACGACGTGGCCGCCGCGAACGTGGCTTATGACGAGACGCTCGCGGATGTGACATCCACCCAAGCTGACGTGGAGGCGGCAGCCTTCAAGGTGGCCGCCGCCGTGTCCAAGGCCGAGCAGGCCGCCATCAACGGGGACCTGTCGTTCGACGAGTTCGAGGGCAAGTTGCGCCAGTGGGTCGCCCAGGGTGCGATTACGGCAGGGCAGGCGGAGACGATCCGCGGCCGGGTCGCGGACCTGCGCGGCGAGGCGGAGGATTTCGCCGGTACCTACAAGGCCACCCTGGACCTGAGGACCCAGGGCATGAATACCTGGCGGGCGGCGCAGAACTTCCTCGACTCGATCAAGTCCAAGACCGTCACCATCACAGCCCGGACGCAATTGCCGGCGGGCGTGTCGGTGCGGGCCATCATGGAGGGCCGCCAGCACGGCGGCCCGGTCGAAGAGGGCATGCCGTACAAGGTCGGCGAGACCGGCGAGGAACTGTTCATCCCCGACCGGCCGGGGCTGATCGTATCCAACAAGGACCTGCGGGCGTTGTCCGGGCAGCGACCCGGCGGGGGGGCGTCCGTCGGCGGCGGCATGGATTCCCGCCAGTTCGCCCGCGACCTGGTCGGTGAGATGCGTCGAGCGGGGATCGTGGTGCCACGCACCGAGATTGCCCGCCGTGCCGACCTGATTGCGAGGACTGGCTAGATGGCGTCGAGCCTGAAGTTCGTGGACTCGATCGCCTCGAGTCCCACTACGCGGCTGGATCTGAACGATCGCACGACGTGGCGGCTGCACACCGAAGGCACCAGGTTCCCGCCGCCGCCGCTGGACCAGGCCATAGCGTCGACGCTGCTGCAGGACGGTGCGGTGATCCCGGCGTCGGCGTACGGGTTGCGCACCGTTCAGTTGGAGTTGTCGGTGAACGCGGCCAGCGCGGACGCGGCGGCCACCCAACTCCAGAACTTCTACCGGGAGCTGGACCGGCCGGGCAATTTCCTGCGGTGGCAGCAAGAGACGACGAACCCGGTGTTCTTCCGCACGTTCCGCACTTCGGCGGACGAGGTGCAGGACATGGGGAAGATCGACGGCACGCGGAAGCTGCTGTCGGTGTCATTCTTGGCTGAGCCCTTCGCCTACGGTCTGCCTGAGACTCCGGTGTCGGGTGTGACGGTGTCCACGGACCCGGCCGCCGGCAGCAACGGCTGTTTCGTGGATGTGGCCACGGTGAAGGGGGATGTGGAGTCCCCGGCGATCATCCAGTGGCCGGCCTCAGCGATCGCGGACGATCAGGAGACGATATTTGCGGCCCGTCGCCGCGGCACCCCGTCGTCTGCGCCGTTCCTGATCCAGGCCGAGGCGATGACGCAGGGCACGGACACCGCGACGCAGGTGAACAGCGCGAACTTCTCCGGGTCGGGGGACAACTATTCGCGGACCACGTTCGCCACGGGCGCCACTATGGTGTCCCGGTTGCAGGTGCTGACCGTCGGCAGTGCGGGTGTGGATCTACGCGGCACCTATCGGGTGTTCGTGCGGTACGACAAGAGCGTTTCCGGTGACGGGATCAACCTGCAATTGGTGTGGGGCCCGGACAGTTTCGGGACGGTGTTCAACGATTCGGTCGCCACGGCCAGCACGACTAGCACCACCACGGCCGACCTGGGCCTGATAAGCATCCCCAGCGGCGTCGATCCAGTGTACGGCCCGGACGGTGTGGAGTTGCCGGTGTCGAACACGTGCCTTCTGCAGTTGCGGGCCGAGCGCACCTCCGGCTCGGGAACTATCGACTTCGACTTCCTGGCGCTGATTCCGGCGGACGACCGGTTCGGGATCGTCCATTGGGACGACAGTTCGTCATCGCCCACGGATCATTGGATGCTCGATGCGAACGGCACGGTGGCGCACGCGCGGAACGCATCCAGTCAGATAATTAGCACGGCGGCGCCCCAGATATCTGGCGGGTTGCCGACGTTGACCCCGAACCAGTCGAACCGGATCTACATGCTGCGCTCGACGCGGCCGGGTGACACCTGGTCGCTGACCACGGTAACCCCGGTGTCCGTTTCGTACTATCCGCGCTACTTGACAGTAAGGCCGGCGTCGACGTGAGCCTGCCGATCCCGCTGTCGGTGCAGTTGTCGAACAGCCGGACCACCAAGCACATCGAGCGCGAGCTACGGTCGCTTAGTTTCCGCAGTGTGGCACCGGGCGGGTTCGCCTCCGCGCAGTTCTCCTTGGACCGGCCGCTGTCCAAGGTGGCCGACGAGTTGGCCTACTACACCGACGTCGACATCTACGACATGCGCAACCGCGAGTGTGTGTGGTGCGGCCGGCTGGAGGACCCGGGCCGGGGTGTTGGCGCGGACGGTCAGGTGTGGGATCTGGCGGCGGTGGGCCCGTCGGCGCACGCGCAGGACCGGTCGTTCTCGTACGTCATGATTCACACGAATGTGGGCGACTGGCGTAAGGCGACCTACTCCACCGAGGACATGGTGTCGGCGACGGCGACCATCTCCCCGGAGATCGGCGGGGATCAGTCGCTCGGCGTCTGGTGTAACCTGCCGACCTCGTCGGCCCTGCCAGCGAACGCGCGGGCGGCGGCCTTGCTGAACAGTTTCTTCGAGGCCGGGCATGAGCTGGCGGTGCTGTCCTATAAGTGGGATGCCCACGGCTCGGCATCTGGGCTGAGCGCAGACTTCCGGGTCAAGTGCACCACTGAGGACGGCACGGTGGTGCGCAACGATCCGCTGAATGCGATCGGCGGCGCGGCGAGCACCCGCAGTGTGGGTACGAACTGGACTCTGGGTCAGAAGGGCCTGCGGCTGATGGTGCGGTGGGAAGGCGGCGCCACCTCGACCGGCAACGCGGACATTCTGTGGGCGTTCTTCGACGACGTCATCGTGGCCTCGGTCCGGTACAACAAGGACGGCACGAAGAAGACCTCCGGCTACGGTGTGGCCGACCAGCTGCTGTACGCCGACCAGGTGGTCTCCGATCTGCTGGGCCGGTACTTGAGCGAGTTCGACGGGGCCAACGCCGTTGTCGAGACGGACACGTTCGGCATGAACCAGTTCGCCTACCAGCACGGCACCACGGCGGCGCAGATCCTTGCCGACCTGATGATGGTGGAGCCGACCAAGTATTGGGCGGCGTGGGAACGCAACGCGGCCGGCAAGCACCGTTTCGAGTGGCGGGCCTGGCCCACCGATGTGGCCTACGAGACGGGCGCGCAGGACGGCTACTCGTCGACCGGCTCCGGTGAGGGCCTGTTCAACCGGGTGGCGGTGACGTGGGAGCGCCAGGACGGGCTGATCATCACCACGATCCGCACCCAGACCGTGCCGGAGCTCGACAGTGTGGGGCTGGTCCGCACCGGGCATGTCGACCTGGGGCGCGAGTTGAACTCGCAGTTGATGGCCGAGCGCATCGGCGACCAGTGGCTGGCCGACCATCGGGTGCCGAGCAACGCGGGTCAGCTGACCGTGGCCCGGCCCATCTACGATCGCAGCCTGGGCCGGTTGGTGGCGCCGTGGGAGATCCGGCCGGGGAAGCTGATCCGGGTGCGTGGTATCCAGCCGAGTTCGGACGCGTTGAACGCTTCGAGCCCGGACGGGGTCACGGTGTTCAAGGTTGTCGGGGTGAGCTATGACACCTCGTCGGCGTCGGCGACGCTGGAGCTGGACTCGCAGCCGAACACGCTGGCGCACATGCTGGCCCGCCTGCAGAACGCTCCGACGCGTTCGACCAGGCGGATCCCCGCGCGCAGGTAAAACGACCCGCTACGACACGTCAAGGGGGAACCATGTCCGACGAACGTGACCCGTACACAGACGTTCCGCCGCCGGCCGAGTCCGACGGCCCGAACGAGCCGGTCGATGACAGCGAGCTCGAGGGAGAGTCGCACTCGTCGGTACCGGAGGGCGAGTAGATGGCGACCATCTACCTGCGCGATGCGAACATCACAGCCCAGTGGTACCAGGACAACTACTCGGGCACGACGTTCCCGCGGGTCGACAAGTTCCTGATCCACACCACCGAGACCGGTGGTTGGCCCGGCTACAGCGCAGGAGCGTCGGCGCCGAACGCCACCTACTACCCGAAGTTCCGGCAGATACGCCAGCACTTCGGGATCAACCGCTCGGCGCGGGCGCTGCGCGACCCGTCGTCCACGGCAGTGCGGGAGAACCGCGACAACGTGTTCCAGTTGGAGATCATCTGCTACAGCGATTATCGCCTGGCCGTGGAGCGGGGCGGGTTGTGGGTGGGGGATCTGACCGACTCGCACATGCGGGACATTGCCGCGATGATCCTGCAGATTCACCGCGACTGGAACCTGCCGATCCAGTCATCGGTGACGTGGCGGGAGGGCCGGCAGACCTGGTACGACAACGTCCGCCTGACCGGCCCGCAGTTCGACGCCTACCGCGGCATCCTCGGCCACGTCCACGCGAGTGGCAACACGCACTGGGATCCGGGCGGGTTCCGATACTCGAAGCTGGTCAAGGCTCTGGACTGGCAGCTTGTGAATCACCCCGTCTACGGCGGCGGCGTGAACATCCCACCCCCACCGACACTGGAGGACTGGTTCGACATGGCCACACAGGCGGATCTGGAGAACGCGTTACGTAAGGTGCTCAAGGAACAGCAGACGATCAGCGGCTTGGCCGCGGACACTCTGCCCGATGCGTGGAACACTTCGCCGCTGTACCTGTCCGCCTACGGGGCGATGGCCGCGTCCCCGACCGGCCGGACGCGGCAGGCCGCGGACGTGTGGGAGAGCTACACGATCGGTTCGGGGCCGCAGCAGGGCGACGCGCCGATCACCGCGCTCGCGGAGGCGGCGACGTTCTCCCTCGACGCGCGGAACCGGGCCGGTGAGATCCTGGCGAATCAGGCGAAGGCGTTGGCCGAGTTGGCGTCGATCCGGGCCGCGCTCGATGGCACTGCGGTGGACACGCAGTTGCTGGCCGCGCAGGTGGCCTCGCTGCTGCTGCCGGGTGTGCAGGAGACGCTGCGTACGTCGCTGGCCGACGTGGACGGGGTCGACGAGGACGCGGTCGCGGCGCAGGTGGTGGCGAAGATCGGCAACCGGCTGGCCGCCGATGCCCCGGCGTGAGGTGGTCGCCGAGATCATCGTCCTGATTGCCTACACCCTGGTGGGTGTGATCGTTCATGGAATCGAGCAACTCAAGACTCGGCTACGGCGCGCCTGACCGCGGGGTATGTCAGGTGTGCCGGCGGGGACTCCCGCTGGCGTTCGCCACCGGCATGGTCAAGCGGCACCGCGTGAACGGTGAGCCGTGCCCGGGGGGTGCCCGGCCGCCGGCCGAGAGCAAGGCCGAGCAGACCGTGCGCACCGACGAGCGACTCTGAGCGGGGGGGAGCAAATGCGTGGAGATCCCAGAGTGGTCCACTCTCATCCCCTTCGGAAGCTTCTTCGGACTGCTGGTATTCCTCGTCCTGCATCTATTACGCCAGTCATCAGGCGACCGCGGCGACTATCAGCGGGTACTGCGCGAGCAGCGTGAACAGCACGCCGACGAGATGAAGGAAGAGCGCGAGCAACACGGCGACGATATCCGCGAGATCACGACTCGCCACGACGCGCAGATCCAGGACCTGCGTTCACAGATAGCTGTCCTGCGCGCTGAAGTCATTGACTTGCGCGCCGATGTAGAAGAAGAGCGTCGACTGCGGCACAAGGCGGAAGACGAGCTGTGGAAGATCAGGCGGCAAAACGGGGCTGACCGGGGCGGTACTGATGATCAGACGTAACCCGCTACCCACCAGCCGCAGCCACCGGCTCACGATCCTTCTGCTCATCCTGCTGCTGCTGTTGGTCGGGTGGATCCTGTACGACCGGTCCACGACCGAGCGGACGGCAGAGTTGGCCGCGGACAACGCCGCCTCGATCGCCGCCCAGGTTCGCGCCGCCTGCGAGCGCCATGGTGTGACCGCCATCGAGCTTGGCGATCTGTGCCGTCAGGCGCAGGAGGTCGAGGAGCGGCCTGCCGAGACGATCCCCGGCCCGCAGGGCCCGCCCGGGCCGCCGGGCAGGGACTCCACTGTTCCCGGCCCGCAAGGCCCGCGGGGCTTCCCCGGCTCGATGGGTATCCAGGGTCCGCCCGGGCCGCCGGGCGCCAGCATCGAAGGCCCACAAGGCCCCGCCGGGGAGAGCGTCCAGGGGCCACAGGGGCCTGCTGGAGAGCCCGGCGTGCCCGGGCCGCAGGGCGAGCCCGGAGAGTCCATCGTCGGCCCTGCCGGCCCCGCTGGGCCTGCTGGGCCAGCGGGCGCTAACGGCGCACCGGGCCCGGCCTGTCCGAACAACGCCGAGCCGATTGAGTGGACGGTGGACGACCCGCAGGCCGCGCTGATCGGCCTGCCCGCCGGAACGTATCTGATCTGTCCCGCACCTGAGGAGCCGTGATGTTCGCCGTAATCGCCGCTGTGCTCATCTTCCTGGCCGCCGTTGGTGTCAGCGCCGACGCGGTCGACCTGTTCCTGCTGGGGCTCGCGTTCCTGGCGTTGCACTTCGCCTGGGACTTCCGTCCCTGGCACAGATGAAGGGGGAACCATGACCATCGCAACCCTGGCGTTCTGGAAAGCCACGGCCGAGCGAACGGTCGGCACAATGGCCGCCGTCGCAGCGGCACTCATCGGTGGCGACACCATATTGGAGTCGCTGCCAGGGGTAGTTGAGGTCGACTGGATGGGAATCGTCTCGACTACGGCAACCGCCGGCATCGCGACGATCCTGAAAGCGATCAGCGCCACCGGCACCGGCAACGGGCCATCGCTGACCAACTCCGAAACGCTGAAGGAGAACTAGAGATGGCTGTTGGACTCGCCTCTGCGCAGGCGGCCGGAATCCTCGACGCGCTGGGCAACGCGACGAACTACACCGCGCCCACCGCGTTCTGGATTCAACTACACACCGCCGACCCTGGTTCGGC